CAGCTTGTGTCTCAAGATATTGAATGCGAGGCACGTCCACACCGGGCAAAATCATCGACATTTGGTGCGCCAACATGGCTTGAATGGCCATTTGGGCGTACTGAGGAATCTCAATCTGGCCAGACAAATCACCCACATCCATGATCTGGCGTGAATACCAGACCACCATCTGTTCAAATGGATCACTCGGCGTTGGCCACAGCGTGATCTTGGCTTGCGGGATCGTGCGGTTCAGCCAGAACTGGTACGGCTGGTTGGCCGTGAAGTTCTTGTTGGGCAAGTTCGTGTAGTCATCACGGTTCAAACGTGCCATTGTGATTTCTGTGGAGTTGTTACCCACAAAAAACTCAGCCACGCTCAAAGTATTGCCACCAGTTTCACGCATACGGTAATACTGGCATGTCACGCCGGGGTCAATGTCGTACCAAAGCCACTGGCCGCTGACCCATGTGGTCACACCAGTGTCTTCCAGCAAGTTCCATGTGGCGCCGTCATTTGACCATTCCAAATAAATGTGGAACTGGCCAGAAGTGGCGGGCAAGATGCCAATTGAACCCGCATAAATGGGGTTATTGCTACCGTAGTTGATACCGATGTAGCCGTTTGGCGATGTCTGGGTGTCGGCAGTCAGCACATTGTTGTCGAACGCAAGGCCAACAACACCGGATGAGCCGAAGTATCCGCCGTATTGGGCAGGCGTAGGGCGGTTTAAACGGCGATACAGCGCGTTTAAAACGTCATTACCACCCACAGGTAGCAGATACTCAAATTGATCAGCGTTGAAGCCGTAAACCTTCTTGTCAATGGCCCAATAGTTGATGCCTTGATTGATCAAGTTGCTCAGAACGTAGTACAAGGCCTGTTTAGAGGCCTGAATTTGCTCGACAGTCAACTCTTCGGCCAATTTGCCCGACATCCGGGCGCCTTGGTCGATCATTTGTTGGGTCGTAACGACCGTTTGTCCTACTGTTCCGCTGTAAGCCATTGGTTACCTCACCAGTCTTTGTGCTTGTGGCTCTTCTCAACGGTGCTGATCTTGCAGTGCTTCAAGTCAATCTTGCCGCCTTGCTTGTATCCACCAGCCTTGGCTGCGCTGATACGAACACCCAGCTTGTTCATTTCTGGTTCAATGTCACGAGCCTTGCGCTCATAGTCAGACAAATTCTGCTCACGGTCGGCGTAACGATAGTTTTTGCCGCCCTCGTAAGTTTTGGTCATCTCTGCATGACGCTTTTCAAGGTTGGGCAGGTCAGCCGCATCTTTCTTGGCGCGTTCTTTGGCCTCAACAGCCTCTTGTTGACGGCGCTTTTCCTGACGCTCTTCTGACTGTTCACGAGTCATGGGGTCGGTAATTGAAATGCGGCGGCCGGGATTCTTGGCGTTATGCGCCTCAGCCACGGCCTTGATCATTGACTTCAGATCGGACATGTTTGTTCCTTTACCAGCCGGGGCATTTCCAGCGTTTAAGCGATGCTTTTGCACGTTCGGCATCGCCCTTTGAGTGTTCTACAACACCACTCATTCTGGCACAAAACGAGTCTTTTCGGGAGCCGCCTTGAGGCTGTGGAGCCTTTAAATGCGACCCAGTTTCACGGTTGTACTTAGCGCGACCTTTTTCGGTCAGGCCAGCACCTTTAGAAACAGGCAACTTCTCACCGCGGCCAACAGCCAACGACACACCGCCTTCTTTCTTTTTGACGGTCTTCGCCGACTCTTTGAACGCAGCAGCCGTGGGCGCACCCTTAGAGCCGGGTTTACGCATCTTCTCACCAGAACCGTGAGCGATGCGCTCCTGCTTTGCGTGGATGTTGGCGTAAAGCCCCGGCTTGGCCATTACCAGCCACCTTTGCACATGGGATTTTCGTGGCAGGTCGAAACCTTGCCGCCATGCGCTTTGTGAGCGTGACGCTTTTCGCTGTAGGCGATGGCCACGGCTTGCTTAACAGGCTTACCAGCGTGAATCTCAGCCTTGATGTTGTGCTCAAAAGCTTTCTTGGATTTGGACTTGATCAAGGGCATGATTAACCTCCGGGTACGGTTAGGGTGTTATTGTTTTGGATCAGTTTGCCGGTCACGATAACACCAGCAGCAATTGTTCCCGTGTTAGTAACAAGTTGCCATTGAATGTCCGTTTTTTCGGCATACGCAAATGGGTCAGATGCTCGATTTGCTGTGTAAATTGACACAAACGGTTGTTGCAAAACAGTCAACTTGACGCCAGTTGTGTTGTTAATAGCTTGCACCTTGTAAGTCACAATTGTGCTGCCTGTATAGCTATTTGAAGTATTGACTTCAGCCAAGTCCAAATAGAACGTGTAGCCAGCAGGTACGGTGTAAATAGTGCTTTGTGACTTGGCAATACCAATGTTAATTTGCGCAACTATGTTGGAAGATTGCTTGAGTGTGATAGTACCAACATTGGTTGATTGGCCAGTGCCGGGAGATACCATCAACAAGCTATTAACGCGGAAATAACTGTTGACCGTCGTCACGCCAGTCACGCCATTCATCGCCAAGGTTTCAGACAATGGGTTGAAATTAGCATCCAAACCGCTGATTAAAATTTTGGCGCTTGTATCATCAGATGCAGATGTACTCACCAGCGTCAAAGTTGATGCTGATGTGATGTATGTGTAAGTAGTCGCATTTTCCCAAATTGGGATTGAAGTTGATGTCACCGATGGTTGGTAACCAAACAAACTGACGACAGTGTGACCTGAAATTTGCCCACGAGCAACTTGAAGGTCAAACGGCTCATAAGCCCCTGCACGAGTTACTGATGCAACGATTCCATTACTCATGATAATTCCTCAAAGAAGCAGGGGCCGAAGCCCCCGCTGTTTACTTAGCGCGTCCGCCGCGTTTACGTTGTGGGACTGATTTTGCAATCTCAGCAACGGTTCTGGGGTTTACAAAACCACGACCGGCTCCGGCATCTTTGCCGTAACCCATCAATGATCTTGCACCTTCATACAAGCGACTAGGAATGCTACGGATGGCTCGTGCCGTGTCCATATCGTCCTGATCGGGGCGCATAGCGGCGTCATAGGCGCCCTTAGAGGCGTCTACAAGGTCACCATCGGCAAAGTGATGCACCTTGCCACCCTTTTTGTAGCGGCTTAATTGACCATGTGCGGTGTCATGAGCATCGCTCAAGTCATCGGTATGGTAATCAGCATCGGAATAGTGCTTGCCTTCAGGGCTAAAGAACTTTACACGATGCTCATCCCAATCACGGTCTTTATAAACCTTGGCTACATGGCCTTTAGGGCCGGTATGGGTCTTTAAGAGGCGAAGATTAGCCTTTTCCTCTTTTTCGACCTTACCGCCTTTGGCAAAGGTACCAGATTGCAGGCTGTTGGCTACGGGGCGGCTAACGAAGTGACGAGGCATTTTTTCTGCCTTGCCTTGATCGTTAACATTCCCCCCCGTAGCGTAGGCTTTTTTTGTGGCATGCCCTCCACGCTTGTAGCCACCAGCATTGGCTTCTTTGACTTCACCAGTTTTGGTGTTGGTCTTGCCCTTGGGAGTGCCGTCCACGTTGTTGATGGCGAACTTCATTTCGTTGCCTTCAATAGCGCCACCAGTTGCCTTGTGGTGCATCTTGTGGTGAGCCTTGCCGCCGTGACGGAAGCCGCCAGCGTTGTTCATGCGAACACCGCCAGTGCCGTGAGCGCGGTCGCGTTCAGCTTCGTGCATCTCGGTGTTTTCAAAGTCGTGCTCATTGCCTTCAATAGTGCCACCCATGACCGTACGGCCGGGGTTCTTCTTTTTGTCGGTATCAGCAGGAATATCGCCGCCAGTTGCTTTGTGATGGACTTTGCCGCCACGTTTGTAACCGCCAGCATTCTTCTCTTTGATTTCACCAGTGCCGTGGTGCTTATCAGCATGGTCGCCGTCAACCACTTTGGTCTTAACAAAAGGTTTTTCGTCGTGCTCAATGGTGGTCTTGGTTTCGAACTTGTCGAGAGCCTTGCCAGAAGCTTTACCGCCTTCGGCTTTGTGATGAATCTTGCCACCATGTTTGTGATGTGCTTCTTTCATACCCAAAGACTCGTGGTGGTGCAGTTCTTTTTCCAGCTTCTCGATATGTTTTTCCATACCGGCGTGGCCACCCTTCTTCATGCCAGTCAAGGCCTTGCGGACTTGCATAGCACGAGCGGCACGAATGGCAGGAGCCATTTGGCCAAGAGCAGCGGCGCCCATAGGAGCCATAGGAGCAGCGCCCATAGGCATTGCGCCACCCAAAGCCTTGTGATGAACCTTACCGCCGTGAGCGTATTGGTTGGGGTTCATTGCTTTACGGCGTTCGGCCATGGAAGGCTTCTTGGGGGCGTGACCATGTTCAGCGTGGCCGTGCATGCCTTCATGATGCTTTGCAGCAGCATGGTGCATGCTATGGTGGCCGTGCTCTTCGTGGTGTTCCTTCTTATGGACTTTGCCACCCTTTTTCAGCTTCAAAATGACCGACGGTTCGTCAGTCATCATCTTTGGCATTTGGCTAAAGCCGCCAGCGTGTTTTGTAGCCATGAAAGCCTCCTATTAAGCTTGGGTCACACCCAAAGCGCCAGTGCGGGTTGCATTGGGGCCAGCAGCGATGCCGGGCAGTGCAATCACGACAACCAAACGCTTCACGCCGTTAGTGGCGCTAGAGGGGTAGTAAGTTCCACGCACATCGCCAGTTGACGAAGTTGCGGGGGTCGTCATGTCAGCAGCAGTAAATGCGCTGGTGCCGCCAGTGTCGTTGGCCAAGGTGTTGTTCCAGCCCACGCGGACAACATAACCAGCGTCAAACACGCGCAAAGGCAAACCGAGGGTATCGGTAGTACCAAATTGGATTGTCACTGGCAAAGAGCCGTTAATGGCGATGCTGGAGATTTGGTAGAAAGCTTTCTTACCAGACACGTTGGCAACAGCAGACGATGTCGTGCCGGTGGCGATCACTTCGGTCATTGCTTGGCCGTAGTAGTCGTAACCAGAAACGGTCAGGTTGCGGCTGGTGCTGATAGTGCCAGAAGCGGTGGTCAACTGAACAGCACGGGGAGTGTCCAACTGGATCACAGTCGTGCCATCGTTGCGGACATAAGTCTTGGTGTTAGTACCAGCAGCCAATGTCAAGTTACCAGCAGCGGCAGGCGTTTGAGCGGCTGCGATGTTGGCGTTGTTCAGAGTCTGAGGAACCACATCCCACACATATTCACGACCCAATGGGCCAACGCCAACTTCCATTGGTGAAGGATCGCCCAGACCAGCATTGCCGGAAGCGTAAATTGTGATCGAGCCAGTAGCCGATGAGGAAGCGCTCAGGGTGTAAGTACCCGTGCCACCTGCACCAGACACAAAGGCCGTGATGTAAGAGTTGGCGGTGATACCAGTACCGGCGACGTATTGTCCCAGAACCAAAGAATCACCAGAATTCATCGCAGTAACGGTCATGGTGGTGCCGGTGACGGAACCAGTAATGACGGCTTCAGCGTTCGTGTTGTTTGTACCAATATAGCCTTGGGCAGTACCCAAGAACAGATCATCACTAAATTGAGGCATTTTTTTCTCCCTGTGGCTTGAACCACTCAGGTTTTAAAAAAGGGTGGGTTTTTAGGCCCACCCGCTTGCTTTACATGCCGGGAGTACCGTACATGGCGCGTGGGTCAGTCCAACCCACTGTGTAACGCTCGGTGGCCTTGT